GGACTTAAGAATGTCCATTTGACCAGCAACAGTATTTTGTCTTTCTGCAAACTCTTTGTCTAACGCAGCTTGTTTCATAAGCTCTTCGTTAGCTATTTTTCTTGCTTTAGCTAAACCTTCTTCATTTGCAGACATAGAAATTAATGCACGAGAAACTCTGTCTCTTGCTAATCCTACGGTGTCTAACGCTGCAACTTGGTCTTTACCATTAGCAGTCATATCATTCAAACCTTCTAATACTGCTTGAGCAGCAGCAGCCATACTCGTTTCAGCTAGTTCTTGGAATTCAAGCATTCCCATACCAGCGATATCTGCAAACTCTGCAAGACCACCTTCACCTAATACAGCTTTATTTAAGTTTGTAAATAATTTATTAAGTGCAGTTGCACCAGCTGCAGCAGGTTGTCCCATCTCTCTCATTGCTGCTGAGAATGCTAATATTTCTTCACCAGTAAGACCTACTTGTGAACCTAAAGCACCAAAGTTAAGAGCTAACTGAATTATTTCAGATTCTGTTGTAGCAGTATTGTTACCTAATTCAACTAAGACGTTTGCAAAGGCTTCAGTGTTTTTGATTGGTTGACCAATGACTTTCATAAATCTAGCCATTGAAGTAGCACCCATTTCACCAGCTAAGTCTGTTGCTCCACCTAATTTAGCTATTACTTCGGTAAACTTGGCTACATCATCAACTGCAACTCCTAACTGACCAGCAACTTGTGCAATACCAGCAAGTTCTGTAGCTGTCTGTGGCAAGAACCTTGCCATATTTATTAATTCATCAGATACTTGTTTGAACTGGTCGTCAGTAGCATTTAAAGTTTTCCTAACACCAGCGAATGCTGCTTCGAAATCTATTGCAGATTTAGCACCAGCTGCCATTGCGATAGCAACTGCTGATAAAGTTGCAACAACTGCACCAGTAATCATACCGGAAGCAGCAGAACCTACCTTTTTAAAAGCACTAGTAGCTTTCATTTGAGCAGCAGCTACAGCATTGTTAATACCAGAGGTATTACCCTGTATGTTAACTACTAAATCACCTAAGCTAATTTTACTCATTAAAACTTACACTCTCTTTTGCTCCACCTAATTCATCTAATGCCGTGTCTAAGTTAATCTTTACACGATTATCTTTATCGGATGAATATTGTGAATTTATTTCCTCTCTAGATTGCTCTATATACTCAGTAAGGTACGGGGCATAGAAAGAAGACTCTTGAGAGACCAGACTGAATATTAAATTTTTGAACCTTCTCCAAGAAAGTTCTAATGGTTGAAGATTAAAGAAGCGTTGAAAATCAGATTCAACTGCAGACCATCTTTCCAAAATATCCTCAATAGTGATGTCTATTTTGGGTCTTCTTCTTCTCCCCCTTCACTATCAGAGCTTTCTAATTCTTCAGCTGATTGAACAATTCCATATTGGACTAATAGCCAACCTAGAAGTTCTTCTAAGATTGTCCAAGATATGTTTTTTTCCAAAAGCTTGTCGAAAGTTTCTTCTCCAATAATCATTCTGAGCCACTCACCAATGTCTTTTTGGTCAATGCCTCCGAGCTCATTTTGCATTTTTAATTGCGTTAAGACAACTTTCGCTGGTAGCTGAGCAGGACAATCGAATGTCTCCCCAGCTACCTTGAAAGTAATCTTTGCGTCGTCTACTTCTCTGATTGCTTCATCGAAGTCTTTAAATTTGTCTGTCATTTACCCTCCTAAGGTTTTGTTAAACTTCGTCTATTACTTTAAACAAGTGACTAAACGGAGCATCACTGTTAGGTTTCAATAATTTGTATTCAACAGTTATTGTTACCTTTTGTGGTGCTTTAGCGTGAACCATTGAGAAAGCTCCGACGTTTACTGCTCTAGGAGCATAAATGTCTCTGACTTTCTGAGTTCCACCTTCAGCTGCACCCGGTGCATTAACTCTAAGAATTAATCCATACTCCAAAAATCCATCTGTTGCTGGTGGAGTTAACTCGGTGTAGCCTGCTTCTGGTGTTGCAACGGTGCTTGTACCACCAGCCATTGCTAACTTTAAGTTAGCTAATGATGCTTGTGCTAATTCACCTGTGATTCTCACTTCTTGAGCTGTTTTGATTGTCTTAATAGGGTCTATTTCCTCTGCAACCATAACATCTTCAAAAGTTTTATCATATTCAAGAGAGAATCCACCCTCTGAATATCCGATATTGGTCCAATAGCTAGGGTCTGGTCCTGCTGACGGATTTGCTGGGAATGTTGTGTTTGGTGAACCACCATTCAAATCACTCTCTAAAGCCGTAAACAAGTTACCAGTACCTAGTATGACCTCACTAATACTTTGTGCCATTTCTTATACCTACTTACTCTATGAATAACTTTTCGTTATTCCTCTTCTACTTCTGTGTCAGCAGGATTGTCGAACCACTCATCATCTAAAACTTCCTCTTCTACTTTTTCAGCAGCAGTAAAGTTTTTAATTTCACCCATACCATCTGTCTTTTCAACAAAATTAGGTAGTAGTAAATCTCCCTGTTTGGTTTGAGCTTCTTTCAGCCTGTTCCAATCAGAGTCTTTTACTTCGACCCAGTTCATTTTGTCAAAAATTACATCAAGTTTTTCATCCCTAATGGAATCAAAAACTCTTATATATGGATTAACTTTTATATATTTCACGATATCGCTCCATAAATCATTACCATATCACAAGTATAGCGTGCCAAACCGAGCTCGGGTTCCTCTACTCTTCCAAGACCAGATATTGAATCAAAACCGTGAACCATTCCAACCTCTCCACCTACACTAGTTAGTTTTGTAGGTGCGTGGTCAAAAGCTTCTCTTATGAAAGTGTTACCTAAAGAGAATGCAGAAGAATAATCTGGCTGTCCTTTGGTTGAGTTAGTTGCATATTTACCTGCATAAAAATCTACTACAAGTTGAGCTTGGTATATTAAAGACTCTCCACCTAGTGGACTTCCACCAAGCATTTGAATAACAATAAAAGGCATATCTGAACCAGTAGGAAGTCTTGTTGCAATTTTTTGTTGAACTAAGTCAGTAATGCTTGTTTTACTTAAAGCCCAAGTTCTAGCTAATATTTCTCCGTCTGGTAAATTCTGAACCATATTATTTCCTTAATTTATTTGCTTCGGCTATGAGGTTGAGAGTACTAACTTTTACATTTGATGGACTCTTTGCAAATCTCTCAATTGTGTTTCTAGCACCTCTACGCATCATGGCACCTTTACCATGTTTTGAGTTAACAGCAGGACGATTTCTTGGTGATGATTTCAAAACTTTTACTGCTTCTGGTACTGGGAAGTATCTGTCTAAAGCTTTTGTACCTACGTTGAAACCTTTACCAGAACCAAACTCTATCATTCCGTGATATGTACGAGTAGTACTATCACCAATAATGACTTCACCAGATGGCATACTTCCACCTTTAGCTTTATCTCTTCCAAAATCTGCTCTTAAAGTTCCTCTTAATTTTCCAGATACTACTGGAACGAATGGGTACACTTGTCTTATAACATCTTCTGTTACCATAGCTATAGCATCATCAATATGGTTAGCTATTAACTGAGCATTGAATCCTCCTTCGACGTGAACTATTGCTTTTTCTGGAATATTTTTTCTAAATTGTTTTTTAGTAAAACTGTCAAAAGCTCTTTGAGTGTTAGCACCTATTACGGAACGAGCTGCACGAGAAAACATGTTGTTTCCGGGAACCATTAATAAAAGTTTACCTGTTGTTCTACCACCAAATCTTCTAAATATACGTTCTCCTGCTCCTTCAATATTGGTGTCTCCACTTTTTAATTTATTGAATGTACCTATAGCAGCGTTTACGTCACCCATAATACGACCACCTTTTAGCATATAATGTCTTGCATTTCCTAAAGCACCAAGTTGAGGCATACCCGGCAATGCTTGAATATCACCAATAAAGAGAGAATATTCGTAAAAGAAACTTCTTAAATCTTGAAAACTAGAAATCTTACCAAACTGATAACGCTTTGATTTAGAATCAATTTTTTTAAGCGTTCTTAATGACCTATTAAGTCTTAATCTTTGTGCCATTAGTAGCCTGCTGTCATTTCTACTTCTTTATAGAAAACATTACCAAAACGGTCTTTTATATTTTTAACGACTTTTACATCATAATAATTATTTTGCCACTGAATTCTGTCTTGAGGAGTTATTGATTCGTCTGGTCCCATTGTCACAATGAAGATATCGTTTTCTTCTGTTCTACCGTCTGTTGTTAATTCTGAACCTCTCGTGTGTTCAATTCTACATTGAACTGAAGTTGCTGAGTCTGAAAATGTAGCAGTAGAAAGACCTCTATCATCTACGGAGGAACCACTTAATGTTTGAATCGTAATTGATTCATTTAGTACTGAAGTTGGTATCTTTGGCATAATTATAATTATACCAACAAAAAACCCCCTCACGAAGAAGGGGCTTTTGAGTATAGTATGCCCGTCAACAAAAAGTTGACGTACATCAATAATAACAGATTAACTTTTAGGTGTGTACCCTAATTCAGCAAAATATTTTAATGCTTTTTTCTTAGCTAATCCGTGTGCGTTCTTTCTTACTTCTGGGTCTGCTGAATTTAAATTAGCAGAATAAGCTGTCTGAAACGCTATTGAATATTGTTGCAATCCAGATGTTAACCTTCTATTTCTATGAAAGTAGTGTGCAGGTAATTCACCAAGTTCTGGAAGTGCAGAACATTGCTTCTTTTCTACTACAGGTTCTGTTACATTTCTGTTGTAGTAATATTCTCTTACCATAGACTGAACAGCTTTTTTACTTCTTCTTGAGTATCCGTCAACCGTTCCTTTGTCTTTGTAGAATTCTGATACTGGTAACCATTCTCCAGTAACTATGCATCGCTTATGAGTAGGATTCTTTTTCTTCTCTTCAGCAATTGCTTCAGCTTCTTTTAGAATATCTTTATATTGAGGATTTTCATCCAACCAATATAGAAACTTTCCTTTTCCAAATGGGTAATTGGCGTATGTTCTAGCAGTGTTTATTGTTCCCTTTCCATCTCTAATAAATGCTATTATTTCATCAGCCACCATATTGTTTATAGGCGTAGTTCTTGTAGGCAAGCCAAGTTTTTTCTTCATAAGGCGTACATTTTCATGTGACATACCCCATTCATCAGCCCAATCACGAAGTTTCTTGTTAGGAAATTTCTTAAATAGGAACTCTGCTTGCTCTATCGTAGGTTTAGTTATATTATTATCTTCCATACTCCATTTTATCACATAAACGTTTTTTTAGCAAGATTTTTACACATTTTCTTTTTTTTCCTTGCATTTGAGTACAATATGGTATAATTAAAGGGTATAGTACAAGGAGGTTTTTGTGTTAGAAGCATTTAAACCAGAAATTATTGCCAGTGATGAGCATCAAAAACTGCTTAAAATCGGTGAAAATACACTATTTGTAGCTTGGAATAAGTATACAAACTCTTACGAGGGTCAAGTATACAAGCAAGTACAAGACAAATATGGTAGATTTGTTAACGAATTTATCACCGGTGTAACAGGCAATTCTGAACAAGAAGTTATACAAGAAGCTTTAAAAATATAACTTGTAAATTTCCCATATTATGTTATAATAATAGTATGAGAAAGAAAAAAGTATATGATAGTTGAATGTATGATATTTATGGCGTCTTTGATGCCTTCTACAATGACCCCAGAAATCCTAGACGATTATAGAGAATGTACTGAAGTCATACCAAGTTCTATGATTGAATATGTTCATATTTATGTAGAAAATTTTGATGAAGAGAATTTATATACAGCAATGCGTATAGGTTGGTGTGAATCTAGAGGTAAATCTTCAGCTTACCGTAAATCTGCTGATGATTCGGGTGTCATGCAATTTATACCTTCAACTTGGAACTGGATTGCAGAAAAGTTTGACGCTCCAGAATTTGATTCTAAGATACTAACATATTCTGGAATACCTTTAGAATTTTTGCCAGAACAAGAATTTTATGTAAGAGAAGGGTTCAAATATGAAACTATTCAATTTAATCCTTATTACAATATATGGATGGCTAGTAAACTAGCTGAAGATACCTACAGTAAAACTAGATGGAGAGATTGGAATTCTAGTAAGTTTTGTTGGGGTGATGTAAAGAAATTTGAAAAGAAGTGGAGAGATGAAGGGTTTTAAAAGATTTTATAAAGAATTTAGACTTAGAAGATTAGAAGTAGCAAATTCTGATTGGAAACTCAGCGATGAATTGTTAAAAAGTTTAGAGGCTAGAGAAGATGGAAGAAGATAAATATTATCCTTTACCGTCAAATCTAACTATCCGTGAATCTGAAATACACGGTCTTGGATTATTTAGCACTCAAATAATAGACAAAGGTAAAAATTTAGGTTTAAGTCACGTAAAAAATATTGAACACCAACACGGAATGATAAGAACACCACTTGGTGGTTTTGTGAATCATAGTGAAGACCCTAACTGCGAACTTATAGACATAGGACCAAATATTTATTTAATTACGACAAAAGATATTATGCCGGATGAGGAATTGACTTTAGGTTATAAAACTTATTCTGTTTAAAACTGTTGTTTTCTTTTGGCAGCTTTACTAGCTTTTTTCTTCATCGATTCAGAAGCACCATTAGGGTTAGTATTCCAATCAATACCAACAGTTCCGTAAAGATATACTTTATTGCTAATTTGTCTAGTAGAAATTGCTTTACATTTTTCACATTTCACCTTTGGTTCGTCGTGTATTGAGTGCGTTACCTCGAACACATATTCACACTTTGAACATTTATAATCATATCTTGCCATTGCCTCTCCATTTTAACAGCTTTCTATATGATTCTTTAAAGTATTGCTTCAAAAATACATTATTTTCTAATTCTTCATCTTTCATAGCTTGTGTCATTTGACCCACAACTAAATCAAGTTGTTTTCTTTTGAAAGGAAAAACTTGCATGAAAGGTGTTCCAGCTTTAATTACAAAATCTTGTGTGTCGTGAATGATTGCTGGGAAGTGTACTTGATGATAATTATCAGTTTCTACTACACCCGGTAATACAGAAAACCTTGTTTCAAACTGATATTCCGGTTGAAAGAATGCTACAGAATATCCTTTAGGTGTATATATACGCCAAGGGTTTTCAAACTTAACTGGTGTCTTAAAATCTGTAGATTTAAACTTCCAATGTGTTACTTGTTGTCCATCGTGAAATTCTAGTTTAGATGGGAAACCTTTATTGTCCCACTCAAGCATCATGTGGTCTCTTTGTATAAGCATATCGCACCAAAAAGGTATTACATATCCTTGAGTTAAGAAATCTACAATGGCAGGACATTTTTTTACAGTAAATGAATAGAATTGTTTTGCAGTTTCTCCTATTTTTCCAAAATAATTAGGTGGTTTAGGTTCTGGTTGCTGTTCTATTATAGATGGCATTGTTTTGAACCATTTTGGCATATAAAAGTTTGATGATTGAGGTGGATGTGTCTTTTCTAACCCCTCAATATCTGTTCTAAATTCAATTCCTCGAATTTTCATAGCCCTCCCAGACTTTTTTATTTACTTAATTGGGTATTTTTTACAAATGCTTAAGTAATCGTTTACTATATCGTCCATATCTTGAACTAAATTAACTTTTTGCATTCTCAATGAGTTCATTTGCTCTAAAACAGCTTCCATAAACTGGTCTAGGTCAACTGCTCTTAAAAATGCTTGTCTTTGAGCCTTGTTAAATTTAATATCTTTATCTTCCATGACTACAGTCTAGTCTAAAATTGATGCAGATGTGAAGTATTGTCTCTTATATTTAGTTAATACTGATTTATCTTGAGTATTAAGTATTTCTTGGTTCATTAAATCTACAACTGACTCATATTTTGCTTTATAATCACCGATAGATTCTTCTGTTACTAACTGAAACTGTGAATCTGTTGAATTATCAGCGTTATGAGTTGAAACTTCACCAGTTGATTGTTGAGATGAGAGTGCTGCTGAAGCTGTAAATAACCTTCCAGCTGCTCTAGCACTAATAAATTTTAAGTCTGATGGTATGTTTTCTGCTGTTACTTCTGAATCTGAGTAACCAGCTGCATAAGTAAGTACAACATTTTGTAATCTAATATCTGACCATCTTTTGTTATTTGTTCTTTTGATTTTTCCTGTTTGTTTATAAGCAACATAATGTTCTTCATTACCTTCTGTATAGAGAACTGAGTCTTCATATAGTGAAGTAATTGAAATTATTGGTGCTACTGAAGTAAATAGTTCTTCTTGATTAGCCCCATCAAATGTGTCAACTATAGCTCCATTATATTCGAGCTCATAACCAACAAAATTTTTAATTGCTGCGTCTGCTGCCGGTATAAAAATATCAGTGATGTTTGTCTCATCACTTGCTGAAACGTCTATACCAATAGCCTTTTTAACGTCTGAAACAGAAGAGAGTGCCATTGGCTAAACCTTACTTGTCTTCTACGTCTTCTGGCTTAACGGCTTTATTTTCGATTGATTTTTTGGTTGATTTTTTCTTAGGAGCTTCTTCTTTAGGAGCTGCTTTTTTAACGCCCCAACCATGCTTTGCTAGGTAATCTGAATTGTATTCATGACCTTTTTTAGCAATCTTTGAAGCTTGACCACTAACACCGGAAACATCTCCTTCATAGAGACTTCCGTCTGCTAATTTCCAAATATCATTTTCTACTTTTATATATTCCATTTTTGTTCCTTAATAAAAAAAATTTAATAGTTCTATCTGGGGCAGGGTTACTACCCCAGATAATATTGAACTAATTACATGTTTGTAATCTTACAGAAAGCTTCTTGTCTGTAAACAGCAAGACCGACTCTCATTGTAGCTCTAATAGCTAGTTTTCCTTTAAGGAAAAAGTCGCTATGTGAGTCTGAGACAGCTAGGTCGAGACCACTTCTCATCACAACGTGAGCTGCTTCACCACCACCGAATTTACCAACAAGTACGGTACCTGCTGATATTGCAGTGGAGGCTACGACTGGAAGACCCCAAATTCTTGGAGCAGCATCAGTACCAAAGCCACCAGCAACCACAAATAATGGGTTCTTAGAACCACTTGTGTCTACTTCTGTGACTGAAGTTACGATGTCGTACCAGTCTGATGGATGCATAATTATTGCATCTGGTTCTACGAAAGCATCTTTTCTGATTTCAGTGATTGCTTGGTAGATTTGACCAATTTTTCCTAGTTCACCAGCGTATGGTAAAGCGTAGTCAAATGTATTGATTCCAGATTTTGTTAATACACCTTCCATGTTTGGAGCAGAACCGTCTCCGGAAAGGAGTTGGTTGTCCAAACGTAGTTTCATCATTGTTCCTAGTCTTGAGTTGACATAACCTTGAATTCCATTTACATCTGCTAACAATTCTTCTGTTACAGGCAAGAAAACACCGACCTTACGGATTGGTGCAGTTTGCTCTGTGAAGTCAAGCTCAGCTTCAGCTGTAGTAGCTTCTTCTGATTGCTCGGCAGCAGCATTTGTGAAAGTTGTTTCTTCCATATATGCAAATGAATTTTGGTTTGTTTCAATCTGGTCGAAAAGACCAATGACAGCGTCTGGGTCTCTAAGAGCTGACTCTAAGATTCCCGGTTGTCTTAATACTTCCGGTGGGAAGGATGCAGTAAGTCCAGCACCTAATGTTGCTTTTTCACCATATGCTGGTGAGAACTTTACTGTTGAGTCTACACCTTTGACTCCATCTTCTTTGTAGCCTTTATAAGCATCAGAATTAACGAATGCTTCACCTACAGTAGATGGACCAGCTTGTGGCTCTTCTGATGCATAAACTTCTTGCTCCATAGCTTTTTCATTTTTAGCTTTGGTACGCTCTAAGTTTTCTGCGTCAATAAGACCAGCAAGCTCAGTGTTAAGACCTTTGATTTTTTCTTTTGCTTCTGGGGTATATTTACCTTCAGTTGCAGAATCAAAAGCCTCTTTTAACTCAGCCCTTACCTTGGAAATTTCTTCTTTATAATTTGCCATTATATTTTATTCTCCAAAATAAATTATTACTTATACTTCGTCGTCTAGTTCTATTTCAAGTGAATCTGCAATTAATGCTTGTCCCTCTGCGAATAAAGCGTCAATCTCATCATCAACTTCTTCTAAAGAAGGAGCTTCTGTTTCAACTTCAACTTCAGACTCTTCGGTCTCAGAATTAGAATCATCTTCAACAGTTTCTTCAACTTCAATAACTTCTACTTCAGCTTCTGCTTCAGCAACTTCTGCATCCTCTTGAATTTCTTCAACAGGAGCTTCATCAACTGGAGCTTCTTCCTCTGTAGGAGTTTCATCAGTATCAGAAACTTCATCTAAGATAGAATCTATTTCTGTCCAAGCGTCATTTAAGTCCTCTTGAACTGCTCTAAGAGCAGAACTAGCATTCTCCGATATTACTCTTCCATCTTTTTCACGTAAGACTGAAATTGCTTTCGCTCTTACAATGAGGCTCTCTAATGCTGCAAGCACATCTTTAACCTCGTCAGAAAAACGTTTTCCTGTCATGCTGGAATCGTCATCTGAAATCTCTAAACCTTTTTCCATTTCTTTAGCACATTTACCGTCATCGCTATATGAGCAATCTCCGTGTGCTTTCTTACTACCACAGCATTCACTGCCACAACCACAAGAGCTTTGCTCTTCTGGGTCAGTAGACTTCTCATTATCAGCAGTAACAGCCTGTTCAAACTCTTCGTGAGTCTTGCAAGGCATATATACTGTTGTTCCATCAGAATCGTGTGAATGTGAGCCTTCGCATCCAAGCTCTTTAGCTCTAGCTTCGGCTTCTTCTTGAGTAGAAAATACTTCTGGAGCTACTTCTGTTTTTTCTTCAATATTAGTTGCTTCATAAACAGCTTCTTCACCAGACTTAATTGCGAGTGTATAAGTCTCTCTGTTAGCACCGACGAGTACTGGGCTAACTTCGAAGACTTCTAAATCTTTTAAGAAACGAACATCTATTTCTTCTTCCATGCCATCTTTTTGAAACTTACCGGATTCATAGTCGTTTATACGGAAACCGAAAGACCATTCTTGTAGGTCGCCCATTTCTTTTGCTAGATTATAAGCTTCCCTACCAGCCTCAGTTTCCATAAAGAAACTTCCTGTGAATGTAGCTTTACTGTCATCTGAAGTTATGACACCTTTTCCAATTGGCTGGTCCCACTTGTGTGCAAACACCATTGGGACTTGGTTATCCTTGAATCCAGACTTTATTGAACCCGGAAGAACAACATCGCCGTCTGTGTCGACATTGTTGAAAACTGAAAATACAGCTTCTACACTTCCTTTTTCATCATCAGTAGTTTTAAATTCTATTGATTTGTTAAATTTATTATTTTCCATATCTCACTCGCTTTAATATATACCTTTCATATATCATATACTATTCTAATCTGTCAAATCGTCAGTGTTCCCGGTAATTAGGTTAATAGCCTTCTTACGTCGTTCATCTTCCTTTTTTTTCTGTTCATTGACAATTTTCTTCATTGCAGATACGCCAGATTTCGTTACGCCACCCCATTTCATGACAGCAATAATTCCATTCAAACGAGTGTTTCCTTGATGACGAGACATAAAACGTTCTCGTCTTTTTACCCAGCTAAGTACTGAAGCACTTCTATCTCCTGCTTTGTACTTTGTCCAGTTTCTGTAGGCATCATTACCTGTAAATGAAGTAGGAGGGTTACCACCGGTACCAGCTCTTCTCCATATTTTTGGGTAATTCTTTTTTAAGTTGTCTACATATGCTTTATCTGGAAATTGTTTAAAGTTTGAATTACTCAAACTAATTTTTTGATTATCTCCAGAGCTAGGAAAATTTGTTATATCTTTTGGAGCTTTAGACTCTTTACGCCAATCTTTAATTTTTTTTAATTTAGAAATTGGTTGAGTGACACTTCTGTCAGTTTTTTTATGAGAGCCATCTTCCATAATTGCCCAAACTACCATTGTTGCTTCTTCTTCTTTTACAGAAGTAACTATTCCATGAACAGTTGAAGGTGGGTCTGGGTCTTTATTGATTGACCAACTAACTGCATCTCCGACTTTAACTGAAGCTGCTTTAGCTGATTTTTTTGAACTTAATGGATGTCCACTAGGAAGTAAGTCTTGGTCAAAAGCTGTTCTTGGAAATTTACCTTTTAATCCTTTCAAAAAGGCGTTAACTCTGGCTATTCCCCATTGGGTTGCTGAAGAAACATTACCTCGCACTGAAGCTGGGTTAGTTCTATAGGCACCAACACCTCGTCTGAAGACAGCTGCCAACATTCCATAACTTGCTCTATATTTTGGATTCTTTGCATTGTGGTCTTCTACTTTCTTTTGTAATACTTTTTTAACCTTAGCTGATATCGGAGCAGCTTTCAATTCAATCGGAACAAACTCAGATTCTGCTGAAGCAAATTCCATATGTAAATCAATAGTTACTGTTTTCTTTGTAGGTTTTCTTTTACCAATAGTTCTTTTAGTTCTACGAACTTCTGGTTGAAATCTAGATGTATTTAAAGTAGCTTTTTCATCCTCTTCTTCTTCTTGTGCAATTGCAGAAGGGACGGGCTCCTCATTTGTTGAGTTCATAATCCCTGTATCACCTTCTGCCACTGCAATCATATTTAATGGTCTAAGGTATACATCGTGACTATCGTCAGTGTCAAGTCCCAAAGCTCTTCTAGCTTCACCAACAGTAACAAAGCCACCCTGTACACCAGAGTTCATTGTTAATACTTGGTCTTTTTTATCGCTTGCTAGTGCTCTAACTTGGTCTAAGTCATAAGCACAAAAATATTCATAGTTTTCTTTTTCAAAATTATCATGTAATAACTGGTGTGAAATTTCTTGAGCAACTGCACTCCACATAGGAATCATTTTTTGTTCTGTAAAGAACTCTCTTAATTCTTTCGTATTGTTGTAAGTTGCTGCGTCCAAACCAGCACCAAGCCCTGCAAGAATTGCTGGGACTCCAAGTACAGAAGAAACTCTCTCTTCTGGCAATCTTCTCAATGTTTTTAAATTCATTTGTTCTGGTGTAAATGAAACTACATCTACATCCATAGAGCCAGTCATAATCATTGGTGAACCTCTATTGGCACCAGCGAATTTTGATTTGAAAGACTGAGCAATTGCTTCAGCTTCTTCTCTACTTGGTCCACCCATTGTGTCGTCTTTAGGACTTAAGATAACTCCCGGAACAGCCATATTGTGCAACAAAGCTACGGAAAATTGTCCAGCTGCTTCATCACCAGCTAGTTCTCTCATAACTGAACGTAGTGGTGCAAAACCTCTACGATGGTCGTCTGGGTCCATACCTTGACGTACGTGAACCATATTTTCTCTTGGTATTTCTATATAGTCTGCATTGAGTTGATTACTTTTTTGAACAGCGTGGTATTCATAGTGAGTAATTAATTCTCTTTCGTTACCTCTTACTTTTACATAAGAAGGCATTAATGGGACAAGCTGAACAACATTACCTTGACCGTCTTTGACTTTCAGTAAGAAAGCATCACCGTGTGCAGATAATGAAGTAACTATATAGTGAGAAAGAATGTTACCAGAGATAAATTCATTTGGTCTTTGCATTAAAACTTCTAATGGATGATTTACAATTTCTGCTTTACCTTGGTCTGTTTTTTTATAAACTTTAAGCATTGGCTCAGCAAAAGAAGTTGCCAATACATTAAGACATGCGACTACAGCTGAATTACCGAGTCCATCACCTAGTTCATCAATTAGTTTTTGTGGAAAATAACCAGATTGGGTATTATATCCCCAAACTGAACCTTGAACTTGTTCATATTTGTCAAGTGGTCCTCTTTTGAGGGTTAATCTTTGTGGTGGAGCTTGCAAGTATTCTGCTGCTCGCTTAAAAAAACTTTTTTCTTCAGCCATTTAATAAGCTTCCCATTTTCTCTTAGTTGCACTTTGTAAACAAGCGTACGCCAATACATCAACTGTATCGTCGTGCTCCCCAACTGGAAAAGTTAGTAACTCTCGCTCTACTGCAAGAATCCAGTCTTTATCTTTTGGAAAGTATACTTGTCCTCTCTCCATCTTAGCAGACAAAGGTAGTGCTCGTGAACGCTTGTCTTTGTCAGCCCTTAATTCTTTGATTCTGAGACCTTCTCTTCTAGCAAACTGAACTATTGCTAACTGATAACCAGCTCTTTCAATTCCTACCCATTCAAGATTGTGTATTCCTACCATTCTTTTTATTTGAGGAACAATATCTGGTGCTTCTACTCTGTCACGAAACATGTCTAAGAGAAATAGTTTATCATCTTCAATGTTGTGACCAAACACACCGATAACGGTATAGTCAGCAGATTCTTTTGTGGAAACAGCTAAGTCAACAGTAGCAAATTTGACTAAGTCTTTGTCTATGTCATATTTTTTGCCATCTGCCCATACCGTTCCTACCCCTTCTTTATAATAATTAAACCATTCAGTTTTGAATACTTGAGCACCTTCAGATATAAAATCAGCTAAATACTCTTGAGCAAAAACTAATTCACCTAAATCTTCTCTTGCTGACTCTACTTCTGCTGGGTCAATCATTGGATTAGAAATAGTTGGGTATTGGAATCTAGCCCAATCTTCTGCTGTCTCTGCTTTTTCCCATAATTTATAAAACCAATTGTCCATTCCTATAGGAGTACTGATAAATAATGCAGAACCTTTATTTTCTGTAAGAGTAGGACGAAGTACTTCTGTCCAAGTTTCTTCTCTTACGAAAGCAGCCTCATCCATAACAAGATAATGCAAACCTTCACCTCTTAATCTTTGTGGATTATCAGCAGATTTAACAGCAATAGAACCACCACCGGGAAAATGTACAGTCATATCACCGACTTTTACATCTACACCAGAATCTTTAGGAAAAACACCTGCTGCTGCTACAACATCACGCCAACCAACTCTAGCTATTGCGAATGTAGGTGCAACCCACCAAACTCTACCACCTGCTAATGCTTTTTCCATGCATAATTGCACTCCAAGCCTTGATTTACCAAAACGACGACCAGCACATAATATTTTCCAACGTGCTTCACTGTCTCTTACTTCTTGTTGTGCTTCGTGAAGAGGTGGAAATTTTATGTCAAGATACTTTTTCTTCTTTACTGGTGTGTCTTCAAGAATGTCTCTATTACCCATTATTCCTCTAGTCTACTATACTTATTTACGGATATTCTGGGTAACTAGAGTCTCCTCTATTTTACTACTAATTATAGAAAAAAACTAAACCCCTCTTTCGAGGGGTTTTGTTCAAGGATTACTCCTCTTCTGCTTTTGCTAAAGCAAGACCTAAGTCTTTAAGATAAGCTGTTTCTGATTCAGAAAAGCCATCGTTTAAAGCTTTATACCAAATTTCGCTATATAACGAAGTCTGGCTACGGTAATAATTTTTAGAAAAATTGTAAAGTTTGCTTTGGAACTTACGCTTAAGTCCAACAAAGAAACCTTTACTATGGTTTTCTAAAAAGAATAGACGGAAGAAGAATTTCCCCCACTTAACTGGTGTACTATGGTCGTTAATGTTGACCCTAGACCAGTTTATGTGAGAACGAAATTGTTCTACTAAATAATATTTAGCTTTTTTCCAGCCTAGTTTATACCAACTATGAAAGAATATAGTTATGTACGATAACCAAGTACGCTGTTCCCAGCTTGGATGACCGAACCAAAAACCCGGCTCATAACCTGCGTGGCTATGACCCCAGTACATAGTAAGTGCATCTGAGTTGCCTAACCAGTTGGCAAATTTATGAGCGTGCTTATGACACAATCTAAATGTAGTTGTCCCATCGTATGAGTCAATATAATCACCATAGCCACCAGAAACTTCGAGGTCTAATCCACCCTCGTTATTTGGTTGCATAGGTCTACTACATTTTGCACATTGGCTGTATAGTTTAGCTTGTATTTCTGAAATTTCAGACATACGAACCCCCTTATATTAAATTGAATAGCTAGCTGCTATTTACTCTTCTTCATCGTGAAACGGTCGAACTTCTACTTGTCCCATTTTTGGTCTCAAGTTTAAGTTCTTTGGTGCCAAAGATAATCTTTCATCGACGCTCTTCATTGCATCTAGAAAATCAACACCAATAAGAGTTATACTGCCTTCTATAGGAACAGTAAACTTCTTTATCCTAATTTCATTCTCTTTCATTCTTCCTCAGCTAGTTCTTCACCCTCGGGGATTTCTTTTACTGAATATTGTACATCAAATAAACCTAACCCTTGTTCAGATACGTGATTGATGAAAAAACTCTCAACCAAATCTTGGTCTGTGTGTTCTGACCATTTGTCTTCGTCAAACTCCATATTCCATATACCGGAAACATTTATTATTGCTTGTAGTCTTTTCATTGCCATTATTCCTCTTCCTCCACCACTTTTTCCTTAACTGTACATACGAAATCATAAGCATTGACTCCGTCTTTTTTAAGCTTTTCATGAACTCTCTCTCTAGCCCAATCAACAGCATCTTCATCATCATACTCACACGGAAAGACATCCATATCAGAAATTGTAAAATGTATTGTAAACTCTCTCATACAAACCATCCTACAGCATTATTGACAGCCTCTTCTCTCTTGTATGTGACTTTATCTTTAAACTTAAGATTAATAGTCCATCTGTAAGGTATTTCTGCGTGAATACCCATACCGTAAGGTCTATCCCACTTGTAGTGAAGTCTATAAAGAATGTTATGTCTTAGCTTCCAAGCTCTCCAAACTTTATTAGAGTAAGTGATAGAACCACCACCAGCTTCTATATTTTTAGATTTTAAAGCCCAAAAGAACATAAGTTTCTTAAACCATTGAAATCTAAATTGAAAGTATTCTCTTTTACCATCAATGATGACCCAAAAAGAATATGGTAAATGGCTATCGCTAAACCAATACTTACCACCTATTAGTTTCCCAATAGATTTAAATAAAAATTTCTCTACCACTTTTGGCTCCAATCGTAATCATAATCGTAAGCACTTACGCCAAATGCAGCGTAAAAAGCTTTGTCGTATACTTTTCTAGTAACTTTATGAGTTACTCTTTTAAAAGCTGTATTTCTAGCATCTACTTTTTCTAGTATTACTAAACATACTGTATAAATCCTGTGCATAATTTTTTGCATAAGTTCTCCTTTTTTCATCATAATCTATTATATCATACCTTTTTTAAAAAAGCAAGTACTGGGGATTAATTATTTCCCCAGTTTGCACGGTAAATGTCAATAGCAATACTTGATTGCTTTCTCCACTTTTTGTAGT